GTTATTTATCATAATTGGCATTATGTTTATTTTTTATACTTTTGCTGTCGAACTAAAACTATATTTAATATGAGAACATTTCAGTATTACTCTTACCGCCTGTTTCTTAGGTATTTGCTTGAAAGTGATTTTGAGCTTATTTCTATGCTGCCTACTTCCAATGGGTTTATTATATCCTATGATGATAGATATGTATCTGAACTTGACAAATTATTTGGCTCGTTGAAAACCCTTGTTGAATTTGAAGTTATTGAGTTTGTTGACGGATCTACTTATGACCATAAATGTAGGATTGAATATTGTGTGTTATGATGTCTTCTGATTCTTATAAGATATTTGGTGGTTGTTTGTCCCCTATTCTTGTTCGTAATAAGTGGACTAAAGAAGACATGTTTGTTCCTTGTGGCAAATGTTCTGCTTGTATTAATGCTGCTGCATCTAAACAATCTCGCCGTGTTCGTGATGAGATACTTCAACATAAGTATTCAGTGATGTTTACTTTGACCTATGATAACGAAAGTGTTCCTCGTTGGGAGTTATTTCAAGATGATAATGATTGTCCCCAACTTCGTCCTATCGGTCGTGTTGAGCATATGTATAATTCATGTCCTTTAAACTATTATGATGATGTAAGAGGTAAATGGAATATTGATTTTGATACTTTTTTGCCTCCTATTCATAACGATGATGATACATCTACTTATGCAGTCTGTTGTAAGAAAGACATTCAAAATTTTCTTAAGCGTGTGCGCGCTCGTATAAATAAACTAAATATTGAAAGAAATGAAAAATTCATTCGTTATTACGTTGCGTCCGAGTACGGCCCCCAAACGTATCGTCCGCATTACCACGGCGTGTTATTCTTCGATAATGAGGTTATCCTCCGAGAAATTACGTCTATTATCGTTCAATCGTGGGGTTACCACGAGAGAGTTGCAGGAAAACGCAATAGTTTTCGTTTTCGGCCATTTGCGAATATATCACTTACCAAAGACTATATCAAAGTTTGTGATGCCAACACGGCCTACTATGTTGCGGAATATGTTAGCGGCAATCTTGATTTACCTCAAGTTTTGGGATATAAGTCTTCGCGTCCGTTCCACCTTCAGTCTAAAAGCCCAGTTATCGGTTGTTATAAAGCTCAACGAAATGAAATACTCGAAAATGTCTATCGAGGAACTTACCGAGTTGGTAAAGAAGTCTTTAACGAACAATTGGGACAATTTGAGCACTACGATGTTCCACTTGACCCAGATTTGTGCAGTTCCATCTTCCGCAAGTGTAAAGGCTTTAGTGGAATGGCTTTTGATGCAAAATTACAATTGTATTCGTTCTATGGCAGATACTATGATGAGTGGAAACAAGATTTAGAGTTGGCTATTATTTATTTTTCCAACTCTGAGCAAAACCCAAACGATTATGAAATATCGGAAACGGATTACCTACGAAAGTTTCCGAATATGAAATATCGTAATTGGTTAGCCTATTATCATTCTAATGAGTACTATTCTTTGGAAATGGACACTGACCAGAATTGGTATTGTACTCGGCATGCTTGGCGTATATCTAAATTGTTAGATTTCAATAAGTATTATCCGTATTCTTCTCCAATTTATGCGTATGTTTCGATGTTAGATAGGTATGATGTTTTACGTAAGTCTGACCAATTGATACAATTCTATACTCTGTTTAATGATATTGTAGATAAGACTGATTTCCAGCGCGCTATGTTAGGCGCTTATCCTTTTATGTCCGAGTATATGCCCCTTTATCTTCATGAACGTGATTATAAGGTTGATATGTCTAACCCCTATGTTCGTTCTTTTTTGGATGAGGTGGCTTGGTTTGGTGATTTTTACACTTATGGTAGGTTAGATTCTGATAAAGTTGTTGTTAATAGTCTGTTTTGTTCTGAATTTTTCTCTACTTATTGTAAACAACAAAAACAACGTCTTGATAAGCGTAATAAGTCTAAGAAACTTAATAATTCTGTTGTGTTTGGTTCTCGAAAAATTGATTAATATGAAAAGTGATGATTTGTTTGTTTTGTGTGTGCTTGCTTTGATGCTTGCGTTTATTAGTTTAATAATTTATTTATTCAGTGTTTAATTATGAAAAAATTAGAAATTCGGCCTAGTCGTGCTAATCGGCCCCGCAATGCTTTTGACTTGTCTCAACGGCACATGTTCACCGCTCCTGTTGGTGCCTTATTGCCTGTGATGTCTATCGATTTGATTCCGCATGATCATGTTGATATTGATGCTAAGGATTTTATGCGTACTTTGCCTATGAACTCGGCTGCATTCATGTCCTTGCGTGGTGTTTATGAATTCTTTTTTGTTCCTTATTCGCAACTTTGGCATCCTTTTGACCAATTTATTGCAGGTACGAATGATTTTCGTACAAATTTGTATGAAACTAAGAAAGCCCCTTCTGTTGTTCCTTCTGTTAAGCGTTTGGATCTTTTTAAGGAAATTTTGAAAGATACTACTGAGGATTTTATGGGCTTTAAAAATCAAGATAATGCATTGCGTTTGCTTGATTTACTTGGTTATGGCTATCCTGTGAAGGCATCTAAAAAGAAAGGTTATGAATATCTTGTATTTTCAGGTTCTGTTACGCCTTTTCGTGCTGCTGCTTATCAGAAGATTTATTCTGATTTTTATCGTAATACTACTTATGAGCCTTATGATGTAGATACGTTTAATTTCGACCATGCTTTTGAGGGTACTTTTACTATTTCTTATTTTAAGAAGATGCTCCAGTTACGTTATCGAAATCTTCCGCTTGATTATCTAACTAATCTCCGTCCTACACCTTTGGTTTCGATGCCTGATGGTATTTCGAGTGCTCTTGCTATTTCTAATTCTAGTGATAGTTCTTCTTTTGGTGTTGACTCTGGTAATCGCTCTGCAACTGTTCATGCTAAGTTTGCTGGTAGTTATTCTACTATCGATGTTTCTTCGGTTCGTGCTGCTTTTGCTTTGGACAAACTCCTTTCTGTTACTATGCGTGCTGGTAAGACTTATGCCGAGCAAATGGAGGCGCATTTTGGTGTTAAGACTTCTGAAGGTCGTGATGGTCAAGTTTATTATCTAGGTGGTTTTGATAGTAATTTTGAGACAGGTGATGTAACTCAAACAGGTGGAACTACTAATGAAGGTTCTTCTGATTCAGGTTATCTCGGTCGTGTTGTCGGCAAGTCGATTGGTGTTGGTCAAGGCCATGTTTCTTTTGATGCTAAAGAGCATGGCGTTTTGATGTGTATTTATTCGGCTGTTCCTGCTATGCAGTACGATTCTTGTCGTGTTGACCCTTTTGTTCATAAGGTAACTCGCGGTGATTTCTTTATTCCTGAATTTGAGGATTTAGGAATGCAGCCCTTAATGAATTATAATGTTATTGACCATCAGCGCGATGTGTCTGGCCATGGTACGGATGATGTTCAAGTGAAAGGTGCCTCTCCATTTGGTTGGCAGTTGCGTTACTCCGAGTATAAAACTGCTATTGACCTTAATCACGGCCAATTTGGTTATGATGGTGCTTTGTCCTTTTGGACAATTGCGCGTATGCGTGCTCCTTTGGATGGCTTTTTCAATGGTTCTTTTACTCTCAATGATTTGAAGATTTCTCCTCGTGTTGTTGATAGTGTTTTTGCCGTTAATTATAATGGTAAGCAAGTTACTGACCAATTGTTTGGTGGCTGTTATTTTGGTATAACTAAAATTAGCGATATGTCTGTTGATGGTCTTCCCCGTGTTTAATTAATAAGTATATTATGGATAAGTTTAAGATTATGTTTGGCTATATGTCCGATTCGGATATTGTTGATATTAAAAAGAATGCTGGTCGCCCATCTCTTCCTGAATTGAATTCGGAAATTAAGGAAATCATTGATGTTGTCGCCCCTGTTGATGTTCTTACAGGTAATATTGAAAACCCTGTTACTAAGCTTTTGAGCGGTTCGGTTTCTGTCCTTGAAAAAGAACGTATTCTTGCTTATATGCAAAAAGTTCCTTCTACAGGTCGAAATGATGTTTCGGATGCTGACCTTGCTGCTATAATGCCTTCTAGGTATCATTCTACTTTGACCGATATGGATTTTGTCGGTATGAAGATAGGTGAGTTTATCGATGGTGTTAATGCTGCTCAACCTATAGATAATTCTACTGATGTTAGTTCAGTTGAATAGTTTTAGTTTAATTTATTGTTTAATTAAATTCGTTTT